TCGACTTCAAGCTCTACACCTCAGAGACAAAGACAATCTCATTTTCAGTCTATGTGGAGATCGTGCGATGACTGCGGTTCTGCAAATTCAGACTTCTTGGGTGCTGCCAGACATCATTCGCGCGGCGGGCCAGGACATCAAGGCGGCCTATGTTGCAGACAGCTATCTCTACCTGCCTGACGTCAGCCAGGTCGATGCCGACGCTGCTTTGGCAGCGTACGATGATGTGTCTAGTCAAATGGCGAAACAATGGGCAATTGTCCGCGACCAGCGCAACGCTAAGTTAGATGCTTCGGATTGGACTCAAATGCCCGACAACGGGATGTCAGAAGCAGCGCGCGAATCCTGGGTTGATTATCGGCAAGCCTTACGCGACATCACGACACAAACCTTACCTGTGACTTGGCCATTGGAGCCGTCCTAATGGCCTACACCGCCGTTTCCCCGCGGGCAGGCATCTTTGCAGATCAAGCGCCCGCGGATGCCTCCGGCTTCTATGTGGCGGGTAGCAATGTTAGATTTGTGCAAGGCCGCGCAGAAACAATTGGCGGGTTTGTAAAACATACCACGCAGACCACCACGGGCATTTCTCGGGCCATCACGTCATGGGCTCAGATTGACGGTCAGATTGACACCGCTGTTGCTAGCGCGACTGCTGTGCAGATCAGTCAGGGCGGGCAGCTTGCAGACATTACGCCTTACCGATCAACGGGCAGTCTATCGTCACCTTTTACGACCACCAATGGGTCGGCGACGGTGACGGTTGCTCACAACGGTCACGGGGCAATCACAGGCGACCGTGTGATTTTTGCAGGTTCAAGCGCCGTCAACGGGCTGACGCTGGATGGCGAGTTTATGGTCACGAAGGTAGACAACAACACCTATACAATCACGGCTAGCAGCAATGCCAGTGGTTCTGGGTCTGGCGGTGGCTCACCAACCTATCAATATCTTCTGTCAGTTGGTCAGGTGGACTCCACGTTTCAGTACGGGTGGGGCGTCGGCACTTGGGGAGAGTCGACATGGAACACTGCGCGACCGGCTTCTGACACAGTGTTAGATGCTCGCACATGGTCTCTCGCACCGTTTGGTGAAGACCTACTCTTGGTTCACAACAACAGCGGCGTGATTTATTTTTGGGACGCCACCAACGGCACGACTACACGGGCGACGGCACTGGCAAATGCGCCCACCGCAAACCTCTTAGCGGTCGCACCGGAAAGCCGTCACGTTATCGCATTTGGTGCTGGGGGAGACCCCTTAAAAGTGGCTTTCAGCAGCGCCGACGAGCCGACGGTGTGGACTCCTAGCGCGACCAATAGCGCCGGAGATCAGCGGTTAATCGACGGATCAGAAATCAGAGCGGCCATCCAATCCCGCGGCGAGATATTGGTGTTGACCGACACGGCGGTCTATTCGATGACATTTGTTGGCGGCAACTTTGTTTTCCGCTTTCGGCGCATCGGCGCCACAGGTCCAATCTGCGGACCAGCGGCTATCGCAGAGCGTGATGGCTTGGTCGCCTGGATATGTACCGATGGCACATTTTACGTCTACGACGGCAAGCTTCGTCAGTTGCCATGTCCGGTCAGAAGAGCCGTCTTTGACGATATCAACCTGACACAGCGCGTGAAGATCAACGCCGGCGTCAATGGTGCCTTTGGCGAGTTTTGGTGGAGCTACCCGAGCGCCAACAGTTCAGAGCCTGATAAGGTCGTGGTCTGGGCCTATGGCCAAGGCACGGATGTTTGGTGGCTTAGTGACGATCTTGGCCGCACATCATGGGATGCCGCAGGTGTCATTGCTCAGCCGCTTGCCACAGCGAGCAACTTGCTAATTTACGAACACGAAACTGGCACATCGGCAGACGGGTCGGCACTGACGACCTTTGTGGAGACGGGTGATGTCGACATTAACGAGGGCAATGATCTTTACAATATTAGTGATTGCATCCCTGACCTGGATTTGGTGGGCGCCGACGCTGATAACAAAGTAGACTTGACTTTGAAGTCGCGTATCTACCCGCTCGGCGCGCAGTCCTTAAATGGGCCACATCAGATCGGTGCTGACACAACAAAGTTGTCTATCAGAGCGACGGGCAGACAGATCGCCTATCGCTTGGCGAGCACATCAACGAAGCTGTTCTGGCGAGCAGGTAAGCAGCGGTTTGATGTTGAGTTATCGGGCGGCCAGCGATGAGCCGGCTCCCCGAGGCGCCGGGCGAATATGACCCAGGGGCGTTTAATCAGCTTATTGCTGACCTCGAGCGAGCAGCCTCCAACAGCGCCGGTGTCGCGGCCAGAAACTTTACGGCCACAAACGCCACTAGACGTCGCAGCTTTGATAGCTCAACCGTTACCTTGGCTGAGTTGGCGCAGGTTGTGGCAACGCTTATTAATGACCTTGGTGACACCGAGTGATTGCCGCTGATACTTGGGCAATAGCCTCGCCAATGCTGCAATCTGCGCTCGAATATCAAGACACACACGACCTCGAAGACGTAAAGCAAGCCCTTGACGAGGGCGCCGCACAGCTTTGGTGCGGCTGGAAGTCATGTGTCGTCACAGAGATCGTTGAGTATCCGAAAATGAATGCCTGCCGAATATGGCTCGCGGCGGGAGACAAGAGTGAGTTGCTAAGTCGCATGCTCGCTGACATTGAAAAATGGGCGAAAAATCAGGGTTGTAGTAAAATAGAGGTGGTCGGTCGGAAGGGCTGGCTACGCGTGTTGCAGGACTTTGAACAGCCTCACACCGTGTTGGAGAAACGACTATGAGTAAAGGCGGCGGGTCGCGAACTGTTGATACGGAAGCTCGGATTCTTCCGGAATATGAACGCTTCGCCAACGAGAATCTAGCTATTGCGGGTACGATTGCTAATCAGCCATTTATTCCGTTCCAGGGACAACGTCTGGCGGATTTCAGCCAAGACGAATTAGACGCGGCTGCCTTTCTGCGGCAAGCGCCCAGCCGATTTGGTGGTCTTGGTGGTGGCATTGCGCGCCGAGTAGAGCAAGCGCAGGCGCCGATGATTTCTGCCGGAGACATAACGGCTAACACAGACGCTTTCATGAACCCGTTCACGAGCCAAGTGATTGACACCACCTTGGCTGACCTCGGCAGAGCCAATCAAATGGCTCTCAATCAGGTTGGCGACCGTGCGGTGGGTGCGGGCTCCTACGGTGGCAGCCGCCAGGGTGTGGCGGAAGCGGAAACCAACCGCGCCTTCTTGGACCAGGCTGCACGCACCGCGGCACAGCTTCGTGCGACTGGCTTCGATCAAGCTCAATCGGCAGCGCAGGATTTAGCAGCCCGTAACCAAGCCGCACAGTCGGCGCAAATGAGCCGTCAGCTTCAAGCGGCGGACGCTTTGCGGCGGGCCAGTCAAACGAAGTTCGACAGAGATTTGGCGTTCGCTCGAGCGCAGCAAAATCTTGGCCTTGGCATACGCGACAGGGATCAGCAGGCGCTTGATCTAGCCTTTGGGGATTTCTTGGAGCAACGCGGCTTCCCGTTGCAACAGCTTGCAATTCGTCAGAGCGCGCTCTCGGGAACTCCGGTTGGTCAATTTGCACAAATTCCGGTGCGACGGTCGCCTCTCAATTTCGGTTCGTTGTTATCAGGTGCCGGCAGCCTACTGACCGGACTTAGAGCATAGGGGGCTGTCTAATGGCTTTGCTTAGAACCCGCGGTGGTGGACTGCTTGCCACTGGTCCCGACGCTATTCGTGCGAACGCAATGAGGCAGCAACAAAGCCTTTTACAAGCGGCGAGGGCTCCCAATGTCATGCGGGCGCCTACGACCGTTATTCAAGAAAAAAACCCAATAAATCAGTTTGGCGCCGGGATGCAAAAGCTCGGCGATTCATTGCGAGACCGCGCGCAACAAAAATTAAAAAACGAAAGAGAGGCCCAACAACTCGCAACCCAAAATTTGCTCGCTCAATCTCTTGCAAATTATCGACTAGGGCAAATAGCACTCGGTGGGCGCGCAGCAGACACGGCTGATG